AATTTGGTGGTTTATTTGGTTTACCTGGTTACATATTTCAATTAGGTACAACAACAAGTTCAACGGATAACCAAGAAAAAGTGCAGGTTAATGATTACACTAACTCATTTTGTTTAGATATTGGTCTTGATAAAAATAATGAAATAAATATTATAGGTGAAGATATACCACATGAGATTAAAAACTCAAACATAACTTGTTTTGCAGTTGATTTTGCAACACAAAAGCAACAAATGTTTAATAATATACAGTTAGACACTAATGAGTTTTATGATACTGAGGAAAGTATTAGAACATGGGTCGATGCTGTAAATAGTACCGATCAGTATTTACAAACAACCAATTTATTCCCTGTTTTGGAAAAAAGATCCTACACTTGTACGGTATCTGGTTTAGGTAATGCGACAATACAACCATTATCTTATTTCTATTTAAGAAACGTTCCATTATTTCATGGTACTTACTGGATAACAAACGTTAATCATAAGATAAACCAAAATACAATGTCAACAACATTTAAAGGTGTTAGACAACCAATAATTAGCAAACAGGATGTTAGAAAACAACTATTAGAGTTGATGAGAAAAAAAGCTGATGCGCTATTAAAAGCATCAGATACCGCGAATAAGGTTATTACTGAAGGCATTAGTGATACTGAGGGCGATATAAAACAAATTGATAATAGTGATAAACAATATGGTGCGATTATACAACAAAGAAAAGATGATAATGGTTATCAAGAATTTGATGCAAAAACATTAATAGGTTCATTTATTTACTCAATTACAAATAGTAATGACGATAAAGACCCTAACAATTTAGGCGTAATATCAACATTATATAATCAGTCTAGAGCTTATACAAATAGTGAAGATCATTCAACAATAATAAAAAATATAAAAAATATTGTAGTTGGTAAAATAAAAATTGGTGCCAAAGATGGTGATAAAAGATATTGTCAAAACAAAGATGAACCATCATTATCTGTTTTATATAAAAATAGTGGTTATAGTACAATTAGTAAATTATCAACATTATTAGATGATATTATTAATGAATCAGAATATAATAGATTAATTAAATTAGATAAGAATATACAATATTATGGTTTAACAACTAATCCAGTTGTTTCACAAGATACAAACGCAACACTACAATTACAATTAGGTAACCCTATAACAACAGTTAAATCGGAAAATATTTTAATAAATCAAACTACGCTTTATTTTGACCACGACTCTAATTCTATAATTAAAAATAATACACCTTGGTCGGGTAGTGAATTTGATGGTAATTTTCTTAATACTTATGATATTATATCAACATTTAGTGGTAATACAATTAATACATTAGTAACTGTAAAAGGAATATCTATTAAATATTTAGGTACTTTTTCACCAGAAAGTGGTAAAAAAGTTTCTTTTTATTCTGTTAATAATGGTAAAATAAATTGGGGTGCTAATACCAAAAAAGATTATGATATTGTTGCCGCAACAACTGATGATCTTAATCAATTATTTAGTGATCCAAATAAAAACATAACAAATGGTGCTCAAAGATATGTATTTTTAAATAATATGAAAACCATAGCTATACGTGAACAAAATAAATGGCGTGATAGCACTGGTCAATTAATTAAAGAGTGTGATGATCGTGTTAAAAATTATTTAAATACATATTGGTTAGCCGCAAATACAACATTAGAAAAAATGGGTGGTTGTTCGGTAGCTTGGTCAGCAGCATTCATCTCATATGTTGTTAAGGAATCTGGCGCAACAGCATTTCCATACGCGACAGCCCATGCGGTATACATAGTAAAATCAAGAGATAATAAAAATTCTGGAGGATCTTACCCATGGTTTGCTTATGACAGTAGAACAAAAGAAGCTAAAGTTGAAGTTGGTGACCTTGTTTGTTATGGTCGTCAAGGTGCTGCTGGTAAGAAATTGAGTGATATTAACATTGGTGATGCTACTCATTGTGATATTATAACAAGTATTGATGATAAGTTTATGGCTCAAGGAATTGGTGGTAATGTATCTAACACGATTAGTACAACATCATATCAATTAAATAGTGATTTTACTATTGACACAAATAAAAGTAAAGCTATCGCTGTTTTAAAATACCAACCAATTGAAACATCAATAACGAATACAATAACAAACACAAGTGATAAAGGAAAGTCTGAAACTGGATTTGAAAGGGGTTCGGTTGAATCTTCATCAGCTGAAACCCAATCGTTTTTGATTGATGTTTTAAAAGGTATTGGTATTGGTAAACCAAACAACTCACAACTTAAATTTATGACTGCTTGGAGACAACACGAGGGTGGTAAAGCTGCTTGGAATCCATTTAACACAACATTAAATAAAGAAAATTCAAGTAAATACAATCAAGTACCTGTTAGAAATTACCCTGACCGCAAAACTGGTTTGGAAGCGACAATTCAAACTTTAAAAAATGGTAAATATGATAAAGTAATTAAAGCTATTAACAATATTAAACAAGATTCTGATATTGATACCGCTATGATTGCTGTTAATGACTCACCTTGGGGTAGTAAGTTTAATCCAACAAATCACAAATCATGGGTTACACTCAATAATTTTATTTGGAAAACACCCACGATTAATGCTTAAATTAATTGCACTTTATTAAAAACTCAGATATTTATAATAAAACTATTATGGACAAATTACATAACGTTAATAAATTTTTAAATAGTAACCACGAAGTTGGTGAAGAAGTTTGCGATTTAAACTCAGGTGTTTGTTATATAAAAACAGCTGATGGATTAATTGAGCGAAAAATAATCGAAAAAAAATTAATAGTGGAAGACGGTAGAGAACTATTAAGAGAAGAAACACCGATAAGTCATACAAAAAGAGCATTTTTAAGATGAGCAAAAAATTAAAAAATTTATTAGAAAACGAAATTAAACGTTTTAATACAATTATAGCATACCAAAACGATCTGGGTTTAAATGAAGTTTCTTATAGATTCTATAATGAAGTTGATGATGTTAGTGGAGGTGAACCACCATTAACTGACACGGAAGCACCAGTTGATGCGACCGAAGAACCTATTGATGGAACAGAAGCGCCACTTGATGGTACTGAAGCACCTATTGACGGAACCGAAGCACCAGTTGATGACATGAATACATCAGCAGATGTACCACCAGTTGAGGATGAAGAAGTTACTGAAGTTGATGTTACCGATTTAGTTAATGATACCAATGAGATTAAAACGAAAATAGGCACAATTGAAGGCGGTTTGAGTAAAATTGATGGTATTATAAGTAAAGTTGACAATATTGAAAACGGTTTATCTAAAATGGATTCACTTATCGGTAAAATGGAAGCTTTAGCAAAACAAGTTGAATTAATGAGACCACCAACAGAGGAAGAAAGAAGAAAAGCATTAGCTAATGATTCTTATCCTTTTAGCGTAACACTAGATCAATATAATTCTGGTGTTAATAATGTTAAAACACAAACAGATTTAGAACAAAAATCTAAAATGTCTATGTTAGATAATATAATGAGTGATTATAGCGATAGTACAGTTAAAGATAGCTTTGTTGTACAACAAGATAACCCTTTTAATAATTTATAAATCAAATGAATCAAAGTCAAGTTTTTAGGATAAAAGCCACATCTGGGCAAACAATTAGCGTAGCCACACTAGAGGCTGCGGATACTGGGTATACATATAATATTCACACAGCAATTTTTTTAGGTGCAAATAGTGACACAAGTGCGGTTGTTATGGATGGTATTTCAATGACAATGGGCGGATCCACTGTTTATAATCAAACAACTATTAATACAATAGCAATTACTACAAGTACACATGGTGTATTATTAATTGGTGTTAAAACTAGAAGAACATTATTTAACTAAAAATTTTTATTTTTTTTATCGGGTACTTGACTTTTTAAAAATTAATGTTTAATATTGTACCATAATCAAAAATTTATAAATTATGGACTTTAAAAACACAGATTGGAACAAAGCCGTTCAAAACACACTGGCTGATTACGAAAAAGCGAAAACTTCCGCTACTTTCACAGAAAGAAAAGAAGTTGATTTACGTAAATATTTTACGTTAGCATTACCCGAAGGTAAAAATTCAGGTGAGTTGGTATTTAGAATTATGCCAATATCCATCGATGAGGATGGTGTACCAAGATGGTATGAAACTGCCAAATTTCACAACCTTAAAATTGGTAAAAAATGGACAAAACTTTATGATCCAGAACAAGATGGTGAAGAATCACCGCTTAACCTAATGTACAGAACTTTAATTAAAAGTACTGAAAAAGAAGACAAAACTTTAGCAAACAGTTACAAATCACGTGATTTTTATATCGTTAGAGGTATCGAGCGTGGTAAAGAACACGAGGGTGTTAAATTTTGGAGATTTCCTAAACCAAATGACGGTTCAGGCATAATGGATAAAATTGCACCAATGATTAAAAGATTAAATGAAAAAAATCCTGGTTCAGGTGCTTTCTATAATCCAAATTCGACAGGTCGTGACCTAGTAATTAATATTGTTAGAGATTTATCTAAAGGTTACACAAAAGTATCTCAAATTATGTTTGATGAACCAAATGCACTTAGCAATGACTCTAATTTGGTTAATGAGTGGTTAAACGATCCATTAACTTGGAAAGAATTATACAAGAAAAAACCTTTGGAGTATTTGGAAATCGTTGCGCAAGGTGGTGAGCCTATTTGGGATAGCGAATCTAAGAAATTTATCGCTAAAGCAGATGATTATCAAGTACCAACACATGCCGCTCCATCACAATCAAATACATACAAGGAGCCAACCGACATAATGTCTAATAATGATGATAGTGAACCTATCAGTATTGACACTGAAGATTTACCATTTTAATCGTAAATCTTATTATAACATGGGGTATTAATTTATACCCCATTTTTTTTTAATTAAAAATTTAAAACAAATATATGGCAGTAAAGAAAAAAGAATTTTCTTTTGATGATTTCAAAAAGAAAATGAGTACGACTACAAAATACAAACCAGATTTATTCCTATCATGTGGTGAAGCTTTCTTAGAAGCATCTGGCATTCCAGGCCCTTGCATGGGTCATATTAATATGTTATTAGGTCATACTAATACTGGAAAAACAAGTGCTTTAATATCAGCGGCTGTTGATGCTCAAAAAAAAGGTATATTACCAATTTTCTTAATAACAGAAAAAAAATGGAGTTTTGATCATTGCCAATTAATGGGAATGGATATCACAAAATCTGATGATGGTGAATGGGAAGGTTTTTTCTTATATCGTGATGACTTTAATTATATCGAACAAGTAACCGATTATATTAATGAAATTTTAGATAAACAAGACAAAGGCGAATTACCATATGATGTGTGTTTCTTCTGGGATTCTGTTGGTTCAGTTCCATGTAAAATGACTTGGGAGGGTAAAGGTGGTAAACAACATACTGCTGGCGTTTTAGCTGAAAAAATTAACATGGGTATTAATCAAAGAATCAATAACACAAGAAAAGAAACATCACCTTATTTAGCAGGTCTTGTTGTATGTAATTTACCATGGGTTAAACTACCAGATTCACCAATGGGTCAACCAAAAATGAAACCAAAAGGTGGTGAAGCAATTTACCAAGCGGCTACATTAGTATTTAGATTTGGTAATGAAGCTGATGGTGGTATCTCTAAAATTGATGCTACTAAAAATGGTAGAAAAATTAATTTTGCTACTAGAACAAAAGTAACAGTTGATAAAAACCATATAAACGGTTTAGGTTACGCTGATTCACAAATCATTGTAACACCACACAAATTCATTACTAGCGATAGAAGAGATGATAAAGCTGCTTTGGATGCTTACAAAAAAGAAACAGCGGCTTATTGGGCTGAAAAAATTGGTGATACAACATTTGAATTAGAAGAATATGAAATTAAACAGAAGATTGCGTACTCAGACGAAGATTAATTCATTATTAATTGATGGTGAGGCTTTGTTAAAACAAGGATTTCATGGTGCCAAACAAGTACAAACTAAAAATGGTAGTGTTGGCACCATTTTTCATTTTATAAATACGATAAAAAGATTTTACCAAGATTATGGTATTACTAAAGTTGTTGTATTCTGGGAAGGTGAAAATTCAAAAGCATATAGACAAGCTTATTACCCCTACTATAAACAAAATAGGAATGATAAAGTAACTATCGATCAAAAACATGATTTAGATAGACAAAGAATACGAATTAAACAGTATTTAGAAGAATTATTCATACGCCAAGTTGAGATTGATGGTTGTGAAGCCGATGATTGCATCGCTTATTATGTTAAAAATTCACCAAACGAGAGTAAAACAATTTACACTAATGATCGTGATTTATTACAATTAATGGATGATGAAACTAAAGTCTTTCTACACGGTAAAAAAATAATGATTAATGTTGATAATTTTAAAAATTATTTTGATTATCATTTTGAAAATGTTGGTCTTATTAAAATGATTGCGGGTGATAGTTCTGATAATATTTCTGGTTTAGAGGGTATTGGTGAAGATAGTGTTTTAAAAATATTTCCAGAATTAAAAAAAGAAAAAAAGACATACGATTGGATATTACAACGCGTTGATGAGTTATTAGAAAGTACACCTAAAAATAATAAATTAATTACAATCAAAGAGGGTAAAACAAAATGGGGTACATATGGTAATGATTATTTTGGTGTTATGAATAAAATTATAAATCTAAATGATTGTCCGAACGTTACTAGTGAATCTAAAGAATTAATCGATGAAATGATTAATGACTCATTATCACCTGAAGGTCGTGGTGGTATAAACGTAATAATGGAAATGATGAAAGAAGACCAGTTGGTTACTTTTTTACCAAAATACGATGACGCTTTTTTTACATTTTGGTCTAGTTTTATTACCATAATCAATAAAGAAAAAAAGTTATACGAACAAAAGAAATAATCACCAAATAATTTGGTTTTATGATTTTTTTTGACTATTATTGAATAAATATTAAATATTATATACATTATGGATAAAAATACCAAAAAAGAATTTAAAAAAGATGCTAGACAGTTTGAGTTTACTGTCTTCTTGAATGATAATATTATTGTTCAAAGATTTTTTAATGTTAATGGTTACAACAACAAATCAATAAACTCATTAAATTTCAAAGAAGTTATTGACGAAAATCAAGAAATTATACAAAATCACATGAAAAACAAAAGTTTGGATTTTTTAAGTGATAATAGTAGATATTTTTACGAAAACTCTTCTTTTGAAAGAAATGATAGCAAAGACTTTATGAAAATTATTGTAAAAATGAATGATAAAACAATAGCTTTTCGTGAATGGGATGCCACAATTTACCCAGTAAGAGTTAGATACACTGTTAATATTCGTGAACATATTTACGGCATGATAACAGCGATACAAAAATGTTTATCAGAGAGTAGTGATAAATTAGAAACAACATATTTAGGTTATGATTTAAGAGTTAGAAAATAATTATGAGTTCAAAGATAATAACAATTGCAGATTTAGGTCGTGATTATCAATTGGATTTATTTCATGAAATAATAACCGATAATAAATTTGGTGAAACTGTTATTGAGGTATTAGATTCGAAACACTTTAATGTTGAATCTTATCAAAAACTAATAACAATTTTACGAAATTACCACAAGGAACATGAAACAATTTTAAATTTTCCAAATTTAAGATCACAAATACACATGGAGATTTCTCCAGAGCATTCAGCTTTAAGGTCACAATTACTTGACACCGTTCAAGAAATTGAAGACAGAAAGGTAACTAACAAAAATGTACAAGAATACGTTACTAAGTTTTGTAAAATGCAATCACTTAAAAATGTGATTCAAGAAATTTCAAAAAAAGTAGAACGCGGTGTTGTTGAAGATTATGACCAAATTGAGAAAAAATTAAAAGATGCCTTAATATTTAAAGAAGTTGAGGATTCAATAACATTATATCACAATATTGATAATGTATTATCCGATGATTTTAGACACCCAATACCAACAGGTATTGAGGGTATTGATCAAATTATGGATGGTGGTTTAGCTTCAGGTGAATTAGCGTTAGTTATCGCACCGCTTGGTGTTGGTAAAACAACTTTTTTAACTAAAGTTGCTAATGAAGCATATCTTACTGGTAAAAATGTTTTACAAATATTTTTTGAGGATAAAGAAAAAGCTATTCAGAGAAAACATTACACTATTATGAGTAAAATACCATTATCTGATATTAGCAAAACCGAAAATAATGGTATTATTAAATCAAGAATTGAGGCAATTAAAAAAAGATTATTGGTTGATGGTGAAGAAAAAAATCATTTATTTTTACAAAAATTACCAGCCGATGGTGTTACAGTAACTAAAATAAAAAACATAATAAAAAAATTAAATTCAAAAGGAACTAAGATTGATTTATTAGTTTTAGATTATGTTGATTGTTTATCATTGGAAAAAGAAACAAACAACTCCGAAGAATGGTCTAATGAGGGTAAAATTATGAGGTTATTAGAAACCATGATTGAAGAAGTTGGTGTTGCTTGTTGGACAGCCACTCAAGGTAATCGTGCTTCAACAAGTGTTGAAGTTGTTAGAACCGAAAATATGGGGGGTTCACTTAAAAAAGCACAAATTGCACACTTTATTATGAGTATTGGTAAAACATTAGAACAAAAAGAGGCTAATGTCGCAACAATGTCCATATTAAAGAATAGATTAGGGTCTGATGGTATGATTTTTCAAAATTGTAAATTTCATAATGGTTTACTTGAGATTGACACCGCTGACCAAATTAGTGAAAAAGGTTTTGAACAAGAAAAAGAAAGAAAAGCAAAAAATAGACAGAAAGAACTGTATCAAGAAGAACTAAGAAGAATACAAGAAAACCAAGAAAATAATTAAAAAAAATTATTATTAACCAATATTTATTTTAACAAATTACAAAAAAAAATATGATTTTAAGAAGCAACGATTTAACAAAAAGATATTCTATTTTCCCAATCACACATCCAGATCTATGGGAATTTTACAAAAAAGCTGAGAAACAAACATGGGTAGCCGAAGAGATTGATTTATCAAAAGATAATTATGAAAAATTAAATGAATCTGAAAAACTTTATTTAAAAAATATATTAGCATTTTTTGCGATATCTGATGGTTTAGTTATAGACAACTTAGCCACAAATTTTTTAGGTGAGGTTGATTTACTTGAAGCACAATATTTTTATGGGCACCAAACATTTATTGAACAAGTACATGCGAACGGATATTCATTGTTGATTGAATCGTATATTAAGAATGAAAAAGAAAAAATGGATTTATTTAATTCAATGGAAACTTCACCTGCTGTATCAGCTAAAGCATCTTGGGCTGAAAAATGGATAAGTCACCCATCATTTGTGCATAGATTAATTGCATTTGCTTGTGTTGAAGGTATTTCATTTAGTTCAGTTTTCGCTGGTGTTTTTTGGTACCGATCAAGAAACAAAATGGAGGGGTTAGCTGGTATGAATGAATTAATTCTTAGAGATGAAACATTACATTACGAATTTGCTGTAAATTTGTATAATAAGTATGTAATTAATCAGTTACCAGCAAATGAGGTTCGTGAAATTATTTTATCATGTTGTGCTGTTGAGCGAGTTTTCGTTGAAAATAGTATGCCAAATGGTTTAATTGGTTTAACAACTGATATGATGGAAACATACGTTAAATATGTTACCGATATTGTTTTAAAAGATTTTGGTTTAGAACCTGAATTTAATGTTAATAATCCATTAGATTACATGGCTAGAATTGGTCTTTCAGCTAAAAACAATTTCTTTGAACAAAGAATTGGGCAATATACTAGAGTAGATATACCAACAACAAGTGACGGTATTTTTGATGATGAATTTTAATAAA